CGTGTTGTGGGGGCGTTCTCCGTCGGGCGCGACGCGCTGCACCCCGCGAAATGAACGAAAATGCGCCCCCATTCACGCGCCACAAACGTAGACAGGACGCGCCCCCGCGCCCCTATCGCATGACTTTAAGGCTATAAAGTCACCTACCACACCCAACACCCACACGCGCCCACACGCGCACGCGCACGCGCCCCCCGTCAATGCAGCGCCCCGACCCCCGCGCCCCTCGTGCCATTGGTATAGCACCAAAACGAACACTCATCCCATAGTGATCCCGACGAAAAAACGACGCGCTGCACACACACACGGCACGAAAACGCTTTTTCAATTTTTGCGCCTATAATGAAGGAAAATTCATTTTCAAAAAGTGCTTGACTTTCAATCGATTATCGATTATAATGTGACACATGAAAGCGAACGGCAAGCAACCGCAAGGGCGCGAGCCAAACGCCGACACCTATCTATATCGTGATTCGCTTGAAGGTCAAAAGAAAATTTTACTTGACATTCAATCGATAAAGCGTTATAATAGGGGCAACAGTTGAACAAAGGCCCATCCGCGTGATACGTCGATTATTGCACATTGATTTGTAGCACGGCAAAGCACACGGGGGCGGCCAAAAATTTGTACAACCCGATCCCTCTATCTATATCGCGTTTCGTTTGAAAGCCAAAAGAAATTACCTCTTGACATTCAATCGATAAAGCGTTATAATAGGGGCAAGTCAAAGGAAAGCGCAAGCAATCCTGCGACAGCGCAAAGAGTCGCGCTTTACAAGTGTCCTCCATGTGACGTTATGGGTCACGCAGCTCTTTGAAAACTGCATAATGATTATTCCCGACGCTGTGGCGTGAGCCCAACATCCATGCACGGTGCGAAAGGATTGTCGTATCAATACCGGTAGCGTGCGCGTCAGTAGGGAATAGAGAGAACTTACGACACATAGAAAAATTCCTTCTTCCTAAAATTCCGTGATGGCGCGGCAGCAATGACGCGCCACTCATGGCGAAATGCAAAGACAGCGCACAGTCGTCCTAGTGCAAGCCTAGGGATCGCCTCCTTTACACGGAATTACTATGCCTTGTGTGTTTCACAAAAACAACACACGTTGTCTAGGAGGAACAAGCTATGAGAGTAACGATGAATAAAGCAACGTCCATCGAATACGACTGGACGCGCCGCGACATCGAAACCGAACAATCTGACATCCCCTATCTCATCAAAGAGAACAAGTCAATGGGGCGCACAAAAAATCAGACGGTCGCAGAACTTCGCAAGCTGCTTGCAGAAGACTTTGAAAGCAGAATCGAAAACGACTATTTCCGCGACCTCCTGCATTGCCTCTCCATCGACTTCGATGCCATCGCGACGGTGCTCGTAGAATTGTACTGGTGATCCAGACTTTTTGGCAACCGCAAAGATTCAACGCTTTGCGGCTGGTAAAGGGCCTAGACATAGACCCCCTAGGAATTACTATGCCCTGTGTGTTTCACAAAAACAACATACAATGTTTAGGAGGAACAAACTATGAGACTGAAAACGATTGAAAAGCTCGTGAAACTCGCTGACAAGCGCCGCAAAGTGCAGCGCAGCATTGGCAATCATTGGATTGACAAGCAGGACGGTATCACCGACTTCGGCTACCACATGACCTGCATCGCCCGCGTCAGCGACACCGAGCACACGATCAGCTTCAGCAATGGCGGCTGGGACACGTCCTCGACCAACACGGCCCTGCGCGACTACTTCACGGAGTACGTCACGAATCGCGGCTACAAAGACGTGACGCACTACGAGCACCAGCAGGCTCTCCACGGCCGCCTGTACCGCTAAGCCGAAACATCCCGAAAGGAAGTGATGTTATGGGATGTCTGTCGGGAATGACCTCCCGGCACCGATGAGGCAGGTCAGCCTAGGAATGCAGGAGGAATGTGACTATGAAACTCACAGAAAAACTCACACAAGTTCTGTCTGGTGGCAGCGGATTCGACTACGACGCAACCGTCCGCACGAACAAGGCCGGCACAAAAGTCTACGTCTCGGCTGCATACCATTGCATGGACGAAAACGGCTTTTACGATGGCGTGATTCCGTTCACGGTCTCTATCCCCATCGCGAATCCGCGAAACTTCCGGCTCACCTTCAACTATCTCAACGGGGCCGGCTGGTATCGCGTCCGCAAATACTGGCTGCGCGAATACATCGACCAAGTGGTCGCAGACGCTATCTGGGAGGCAGAATGACATGGAGAAATTTCTGGGAATCGTCGGGGAAATGATTCACCCATTCGTCGCGAGGCGCGGCCTCGTGTACGACGAGGATGACAGAGTGGTGTCAACGTACACCTACATCCCCGAAAACGTCAAGAGGAATCGAACGCTCGCGGCCATGGCAATCGCCGTCATCGCCCTCGCGTTCTGCTAAGTCGAAACGGCCGAAAGGTGTGATGCATATGGCCGTCTGTCGGGAATGACCTCCCGGCACCGATGAGACAGGTCAGTCTTAGGAATATAGGAGGAATGAAACCATGAACTATGAAGAACTGGAAAAACGTCTGGAAGACGAAGACCTCTATATCGAGGACATCGACGGCGACACCTGCATCATCCTCACGGGATGCGAATCCAAAGGCTTCAGCGAAGAACTCCAAAAACTTCTGGAAAGCTATACGCCGGACGACGACGACCCCGAACGCATCGAAACCGTCTACGACGAAGAAGTGGAGCGCTGCGATACCTGCGGCCATTACCACTACAGGGATCGAGACGATGGCGCGTATCTGGAATGCGAATACATCTGCGAAGACTGCATCGAAACCGACGACGACGCCAAAGAATCCGTCATCGACTACATGATGGACAGCCCCGACCACGCCGTCCGGCTCTCGCAAATCCCATCGGACTATCTGGCAGCGCACGGCTGGAAAACCAGCGGTGAAAGCTACGAGACCAGCCTGTACGCGACCAGCGGCAAAATCCATCCGCACGACATCCTGAAAATCTTCCAGACCAATCACGTCCTGTTCGCAATCACAGACGAAAACCCGTTTGAAACGGACTGGACATTCTTCACCAAGGAATAAGTCGAAACGGTCGAAAGGTGGAATGCATATGGCCGTCCGTGGGAATTGACCTACCCGCGCTGATGAGACAGGTCTGGAAAAAGAGGAGGAATGAATCATGTTTGTCATCCAAGCATACCAAGATGGCTACCATCTGCTGGGCAATGACGGGACGATGTTCATTCGGGACTTGAAGACCCTGCGCGGCCTAAAACGGCGGCTGCGCGACTGGTATTTCTTCCCGAACGCCGACACCATCAACGTCTACCAAATCAGCGAAAGCGAAGTCTTCCGCTTCGACGAAAGCCGGCCCATCGCATCGTTCCCCGTGGCAGGCAACCACGCGGTGCTTTGAGAATCCAAACTACCCTAGGCACGGCTTCGGGCGTGCCTAGCATAGTGGGGATTCTCCCACAGGATTTACAGGAGGAATGCGACTATGAAAATCACGATGAAAGACGGAACAGAGTTCGAGGTCTGGGACGGCAAAGAAGTCTTCGGCGAACCCCTCTCCGATTACGCATTGCAGAACCACCGGCTCGACTACCGCGCCCTCATGGGCCTCTGCGACAACATGATCCTCAACAACGAGGTCATCCGTCAAGCAGGCGACTTCGAGCTCGAAAACGGCAGCGACTACGACGAAGAAACCGACGAATACGTCGATGTCTACCAGTATTACATCATCGGCGAAAACGACGCGCAGCGCCTCGAACGCTGGACGAACGAACTCGTCTACTACTCGCCCTCGCTCGATATGTATCTCCTCGGCGTGACCCACTTCGGCACGGCATGGAGCTACGTCCTCACAGAGTTCGATCTGACCGCCTGAAAACATGGTGACATCCAGGGCGCGACCCCCATCGCGCTCTGGGTGGTGCAATGCTGCGCCGTGAAAATCTAGGAGGAATGCACACATGGACGGCATCAAACTCGGATCAATCTGGTTCACCTTCTGGACGCTCGTCTGGATGCTCACGCTACTCTAGCCGAAACACCCCGAAAGGATGTGATGTGATGGGGTGTCTGTCGGGAACGACCTCCCGGCACCGATGAGGCAGGTCAGCCTTGGAAAATTTAGGAGGAATACGACTATGAACGCAAAGAGAATCGCAGAAAAAATCGCCGCACTTTTGAGCAAAACAACGGCCACCGGCGCAACCGAAGCCGAAGCCCTCGCGGCCGCGAAAATGGCACAGCGCCTCATGGCGAAATACCACGTCTCCTCCGTTGACATCGACACCAAAGAAGCCATCGGCGAAGAAGGTATCGACATCGCGCACCGCTGGGAAGTCTCCCTCGCCTACCGCGTGGCAAAAAACTTCTGCTGTGAAGCCGTGAAATGCGGCAAGCAGGAACTCATTACCGGCAAAGACCGCGACCGCGACGTCGCCATCCGCGCCATCAAAATGTTCCTCGAAGCCGGCCGCACCGGCCTCAAACAGGCCAAACGCGAAGCACGCGAACGCTACGGCACGACGCGGGGCGTCGAATCCTCCTACGGATTCAGCTTCGCCAACACCGTCGCCAACGAACTCGCCAAAGAAGCGCGGGCGCTCATGCTGATCGTCCCCGAAGAAGTCACGGCAGCATACAAGAAAAACCATCCGCACACCACGCCCCTCCGCACTTACTGGCACGGCAACCGCGACGCCATGAGCCTCGCCAAAAACCGTGGCGAATACGACGGGCGCAAAGCCGTCGGCAGCCGCCGTCTCGAAGCATGAAAGCACAGCCGAAACACCCGAAGGAGTGATGCACATGGGTGTCCGCTAGAGGTTTACCGCTCTAGCGCCGACGATGGCAGGTAGCTATCAACACAAGGAGGAATCACACTATGGACAACCCAAAAAATCTGGCAGGGTACGACGCCATCCGCGACAAATCCGTTGAAATCGGCCTCCCAAAACAGTACGTCACCGACATCGGCATCGACGCACTCGTCCTGTGGGAACGCGAAGACACCGCATTCATCTGGATTCCCCGCGAGACCGGAACCTACCTCGTCCCGCTCAACGAGCTCGACGCAAAAAAGCAGGCATCCCACCTCTACGCCATCGACTACTACGCCCACCACGAAGAAACCGCGCGTTTCTTCTACTGGAATCGCGCAGAACTCAAAGAAATCACCGGCGCACACGCATATCGGCGTGCCGCCTTGGCATTCCCGATTGCCGCCGATGAAATCCAACAGGAAAAATTAGATAAGGAGGCATGACCCATGTCCAAAATTTCCCGCAAGGAAAAGAAAGCCGAAGCCGTGCGCCGCATGAAGCTGCTCGGCATCTTCCCCGAAACCATCAAGCAATTCGAGCGCGGCGACAAAATCTCCGCGAGCGAACCACCGGTCGGCGCGTACTTCTGGGTCGAAGGGGACGAACTGGAGCGCATCCGCGCATGGGAGCAGCGCACCGGCAACCTCGTCTACTCCGTCATCCACGCCTACTGCCGTGACTTCGGCCGCGTAGACAGCTGGCTGTTCGTCAGCGACTACAAAGACGAAGAATGGGCGGCAGACCGCGCATCCTGCGAACGCCCCGTCACCCTCGAAAGCGGGCGCAAAGCCCTCTGCTTGTTCACCTACTGCTACAACCACGGCGAGCCCGACTACTCCGAATACGGAGACGCCCTGTTCCAGCTCGCCCCTGGCGCCGGTCTCGTCCGCATCGGATGAGCCACGAGAAACGAAGGAAGGAACAAAACAATGACAATGAAATGTAACCGCTGCGGCAAAGCCATGACCGAAGGTTACTACTTCTACGGCACGCACCTCTGCGAAGACTGCCGGCACGAGCAATTCACCGACGACGAATGGAACGCCGAGTACGACGAAGACTGCACCGAGGCATACTGGACAGATTGGAGCGAGGCATGATGAAGAAACCGCAACCGCGCCTCATCCCGACGAAGCGCACCGCGCTCGACGGCCTCGTCTGGTGGGTCGTCTTCGACACCCAGACGCGCCGCTACTCCACGCGCCCCTGCTTCGGGCGATACCGCAGGAAGAAAGACTGTCAACGGGCAATTGACTACTACACGTCCGATGGCTACTACGACAGGCAGCTCGCCCATCTCTGGACATGGATTCGACAGAACGGAGGGAAAACGAAATGAAAAAATGGTGGTACGGAATCAAAGGCATCGAGTTCATCTGGCACGGCACGAACGACGATCCAGAACTGAAAATCGGCAGCGCCTACATCAACTCGCACGATGTCGAAGACCACTTCTGGGATGCCTACGCCGAAGACGGAGGCGACACCAACAACTTCGATGCATTCGCCGAATGGATGCGGGCGCACGCCGACGAAGTGCGCGACTACGCGCAGATGGTCGTCGATATGTACGCCGAAAGCGCAGCCGACATGGCATTCGAGGTCAGACAGGAGGCAATGCAATGGACGTAACCGAACTCACCCGCGACCAGCTCGCCGAGCTGAAACAGGCATACCTCATCGAACTTGACGACGAAGGGACTTTGAAAGAAATCGCCGGCATGGATTGCGTCTCCTGGGGAGACCTCGCAAACGCCGACGAAATCGTCCCCGATGATGTCGTGTTCCATCACTACGACGGCGTGCTGTTCAGCGAAGACGACTTCTCCTGCACCGCAGGAATGGAGGGATGAACCATGACACCGATGCAAATGATTGAAATCATGCGGGGCAACCTCATGGAAGACATCGACCTCATCGTCCCCGACCAGGACAAAGCCGCCGGCCTCAAAAAAGTCGTGTGGCAAACCGTCAACAACATTGCGCGGGAAGCCTACTTCGACGGCTGGGAATCCCGCAAGAACCACGAAGCACTCATGAACAAATACGAGGAGGCATAACACTATGACGTGCGAAATCTTCAACGAAAATATCAATGGCTGCTGGTACGGCATCAAGGGCATCCGCTGCTACTCGCAGCCAGTCACCTGCGAAGGGATGCTGAAACTCGGCGACCTGTCCGTCTACGAGACTCCCGTCTCCGATCACTTCATCGACCGCTACCACGCCGAGACCGGCGAGTCCGGCTTCCACCCGCAGCACTTCGCGAAATTCATGCAGGCGCACGCCGACGAAGTGCTCGACTACATCCGCCACTCCGCACGCGAACAGCGCGAATACGCCGAACTCGTCGATGAGACCATCGACGAATGGAACGAATGGTAACAAGGAGGCACACCCACATGGAAAAACTCATCGAAATGCACGAACTCATCCCCGTCTACCGCAGGAAACACGTCTACCGCTTCGACGAACTCGACGAACGCGCCAAAGGCACCGTGCGCGACGCATTCCGCGACGAATACGGCGACAACCGCAACGACGACTACCCCTTCGACTTCAGCATGGAAGAAGCCTCCATGCAAGCCATGGCCGACGCCATGGACGCCACCGTTGAATGGGAACGCGACAGCTATTACAACTGGCACGTCACCTTCACCCCAGACTTCCCCAACCCCGAAGCCGAAGACCTCACCGGCGCACGCGCCATGGCCTACATCGAAAACCACTTTCTCACCCCGAACGAAAAGCCAACGACCCTCTGGTGCGGCAAAAAACGGCGGCGCATAGCGACGATATTCGATCTCACCGGCTACTACCTCGACGGCTGCATGACCGACGCCTACCAGCAATGGAAAGAAGAATACCGCCGGCGTGCGAACGCCCGCACCGACCTCCCCGATGTCGCCGACTACATCACCACCCTCGAAAGCAACCTCGAACATTGCTTCACCGCCGACGACGAATACCACGCCTCCGACGAATACCTCGACGAAGAAATCGAAAGCACCTGGGGCGATCACTACTACCTTGCCGACGGCACGGACGTGACCGACGATATTGTCGATATAGCAGGATAAAAAGAAAATTCCTCTTGACTTTCAATCGATTATCGATTATACTATATCACAGAAAGATTGATACACCTACGGACACGGCCGCCCCGACCGTTCCGCAAACGGAACAACTGTTCCATAAAAGAAAGGACGAATACAATATGGGAAACAGAGCAGTCATCACCATTCCGGGCAACGACCCGCAGAAACTCGCCGTCTACCTCCATTGGAACGGCGGCCGCGACAGCATCGAAGCCTTCCTCGAATACTGCCGCATCAAGCAGTACCGCGCCCCCGAAATCGATCCCTACGGCTGGGCGCGTCTCGCGCAAGTCATCGGAAACTTCTTCGGAGGCGCGACCTCCATCGGCATCGACACCTTCGCCAACCTCGACGGCGCAGCCAACGGCGACAACGGCACCTACATCATCAAAGACTGGCGCATCATCGACCGCATCAACCCGCCGACGCACGAACAAGACCACTTCCAGCTGGAAGAAATGCTCCTCGGCATCAACAACGCCCAGCCCCTCAAAGAACAAATCCCCCGCGAGTTCTTCACCAAATCCGACTGGGTATGGGCATCCCAAATCTTCCCCCACGACATCGTATGGGTCAGCGACTGCGACGGCCACTACACCCAGCACGAAATCCTCGGCATCACCGAAGACAACCACCCCTACCTCGCCAAGAACGAATACGGCTATCCCGACCGCATCCTCTACGACGAAACCTTCCGCGTCCTGCACAACTGAAAGGAGACCCCCGCATGAAAGCAGCAAAAATCAGCATCGAAGAACTCGCCTACCTCGCCGACCACGCCAAATGGGAATACGAGCGCAACAGCTGGACGAGCTGCGTCCTCGTCTACATCAAGGACGACGAACTCGTCATCGAGCAGCCGAGCGGCTACGCCGAATGCAACAGCTACTACCGCAACTTCCCGCTCACCGAAACGGAGGAATGAACATGAACGCATACCTCATCATCGCCGAGGACAACACCAACCTCGCCCCGATGCACACCCTCTTTTCCACCAAGGCCAAAGCCCAGCACTTCTTCGCGAAAGAACTCCAAGACTACTGGCCCGCCGACAAATGGAGCGACGACCCCGCCGACAGCTGGGATGCCAACGGCAGAACCCCACAGGAATGCATCGACAAAATGACCTACAGCGATGCCGACAACAACTGGCTCTACTGCATCGAAATGGAAGTCAACTCGCCGAACTGGCAATGATGTATAATGATACCAGAACACTCGCAAAGGAGGCATGACTGTATGGACTACAACGACTTCCTCGAAGAAGTGAAAACCCTGCGCTCCCCCGCCACCTACAACAACTACCGCTACGCCCTCATGAAATTCAAGAACCCCACGCGGGCGAACGTCATGAAATACATCAACGAATCCAAAGACTCGCCGACGACAAAAAAGAACCGTCTGCGTATTCTCGGAATCGCCCTGAGATGGTACAATAGGATGGATAAGCCCATCGAACGGATCATCAAAGGCTACCGCGAGAACGTCCCCATCGAACCCTGCCCGACCGACGAGCAGATCGAAGCGGCGTGGAACAACCTCGGCAGCCACAGAGACAAAGCCATGTTCGCGCTCATGGCATACGCCGGCCTCCGCATCGGCGAAGTCCAGAAGCTCGACCGTGCCGACGTAGACCTCGCGCACGACCAGCTCACCGTTCGCAACACCAAAGGCAAGCGCGACGCCATCATCCCCCTCGTCCACGAGCGGCTGCGCAGCGAACTCTACGCATGGATGACCGAAAGCGACGGCAGATGGAAAGCCCTGTTTGTCGGCGAAGACGGCCGGCTCTCCCTCGGCTACCTCAAAAACAAATTCCACGACCTGTTCCGCGACCTCGGATTCCGCTTCCACGCCCATTCATTGCGCCGCTACTACGCCAACTGCCTCTGCAACGCCGGCGTCCCCCTCCAAGACATGGCCATCTGTATGCGCCACGCCAAAGTCGAGACCACCATGCGTTATCTCAACCTCAACCAGCAGAACGTCAAGGCCGCGCTCCAGCGCACCTGGGCAGGACACACCGCATAAGGGGGAAATCATCATGGCACACATCTTCGCAATCATCATCGGCCTGTTCGTGCTGCTCCTCAGCGACTGACGATCCTCGGCGATGACATTGACCTGCTATCCACAGAAAGGATTGAACGATGGCACAATATACATCTATCGATTTATTCGCAGGCCCCGGAGGCCTCTGCACAGGCTTCCGCTGGGCAGGCATCAAGGCGCTGATTGCAGTCGAATGGAGCTACTGGACAGTCCAGACCTATGCGACGACGCACAACGCAGAAATCTTCAACCTCGAAGATTATCTCGACGGCAAAATGGAAAACCCGGAAAAATATTTCCAGCCGAGCGATCGGACGCTGTTGATCTACGGCGACATCAACAAAGTCAGCAACGATCTGATAAAAGAAATCCTGCGGAAACGCTTCGGACGCGAGTCCGTTGACATCGTGACCGGCGGAGCGCCGTGCGAGAGCTTCAGCTTGGCAGGCGACCGAAAAGAAAACGACGAACGCAATGAGCTGTACACGAACGTACTGCGCATCGCACGCGCCGTCGATTCAAAAATGTTCCTGTTCGAGAACGTGAAAGGTCTGTTCTCCAAAAAGCTGAACGGGAAAAAAGGCGAGATGTACCGCGCCATCTGCAAGGACTTCCAATCCGACCTGGGCGATGGCTATCCTTCCTTCAAGCTGGCAGAAACCGACCCCCACAAAGTGCTGCTGAAAGCCATCGACTACGGCGTCCCGCAAGCGAGAGAGCGCCTGTTCCTCGTCGGGATCAACCGCCGCTACCCCGAAGGACATTTCGATTACCCGGAAAAGACGCACGGCCCAGAACGGAAGTATCACTACGTCACCGTCGGCGATGCCATCATGGATCTTCCGCAAATCGAGAGCGGCGACGAATCCAAGAAGTACGACTTCGACCTCTCCACGGTATCGGATGCCACACGGAAACACTACCTCGACCGCATCCGGGGGAAAGACTCAAACCCTCCGAAAAAATTCGACGAGTATTTCCTTTTCAATCACAAGGCACCCGGCCATATCAAAAAGATGATGGAGCGCATCAAGTCCATCCGTCCGGGCGAAAACATGAAGACCGCCTCCGAACGGCTCATCAGCGAAGGAAAGACCGAGTTCGTCCAAGCGAATTTTCCGAAGAAAATCTACGCTGCCCGAAACCGCCGCCTGAAATTGGACGAGCCGAGCTTCACGGTGACATCGCATTGCCTCGACGAAATGATCCACCCGACATTGAACCGAGCGATCTCGCCGAGAGAAGCAGCCCGCTTGCAGTCATTCCCCGATTGGTATCAGTTTCAAGGCCCGTATGTGGCATTCCACAGCGACCCGGAGCAAGACCAATACGAGCAAATCGGCGATGCCATCCCGCCGCTGCTCGCATTCGCCCTCGGCAACGAAGTCTCCAAAACGCTGAAACGCCTAGAGTGATTCCGTCGTCACTTCTTGTAGCGCACATGAGTGGATTCGACTTTGAACGTCGGCATCTTCAGTTGGATGTCCTGCCCCTTCCTGCCGGAAGCATACGTCCACTTGAACGGCGTGCCGAATTGACCGCGACTCTCGCGGAGCATCCGCTGGATATAGTCTTGCGAGGAATACAGTTCGACGGCAAGCGACTCCTTCGAGAATGCCAAGACGTAATCGGCCACCTGATCCTTGCTGGTATACTGTCCATGCTCACCCGTAATCACCCATTGGCACAGGCGATACACATATGGATGAAGCGCCTTTGTGAATTTCTGCGAAAAATCCGCATCGATTTTCTCGATGTTGCGCTCGCTGCCGACGCGCTGAAACATTTCAATATAGGATTTCAAGAGTTCATCCGTGATGCCCAATGCACGGATGAACTCTTTTGCTGGGTACTGGTGGCACGAGACAAAATCCCCTCTGGAATTTTTGCAGCTGATGGTGAAACGGTGTTCCGTTCCATCCCCGTAAGTGACGACAGCCAGCACATCCGTCTTCGGCAGGCCGCCAGACGGCAGCTTCGGAATGTTCGTGGTTGCTGCGATCGAGCGGACGTCATGCGGGCAGCCCCATCGCATCAGCAATTTCGAGAACACCGACCACTCCTGCCCCACTTGGAGTTCGTCCCCATTCCACACATCGAGATTCCCTTTGAAGTTCAGCACGCCGACGATCCGTTTTTCAAAATCGTTCCCGTCTTTGTCCTCGCGGACGCCGTGGGGCATACTCAACAGGTAAAGCTCACGGATTCTGTCGTACAATTCAGAGGCCGTCATCGCGCCGTCGAGCTCGTCCAAATCCTTCCCGCCGATATAGCTGCGCTGGATGTCCTCATCCGCTTTTTTGGCATCCTGCTCTGAAACTTCGATGTCCTTGCTCTGATCCGCGATGATGAGATAGCAATGATCGAATCCCCTGTATTTTTTCAAGAGGAAACTGTCCCAATGCGTCCCCTTCATGCGGTCGCTGCGGTATGAGGTCGTCGAAAAAAGCCCCCAGCGCTCGCCATTGAACAAGGAAATGATGAACGGCGCGTACAGATGATAGCCCGTATTGTTACCATGCGTCCATTCGTTGTACGGAGTGCTGATTTCCGTCACATATTTCTTTTCCCGGAGTAGCTTCAATGTATTTTCAAGGCTGACAAACGCATTTCTCCCACGGATCACCTTTTTCTGGTTGTCGATCATGGTGAAAATCACGTCCTTCCTACATTTTGGATTTAGATATTCTCTAATATTCGACACATGAAAAAAATTTTCCTGCTTCCATCGAGCCCGACGTAGAATTTTCGGGGGGAGAAGCAGGATTTCAAAAATTATTCGCGAAATATACAGGATGTGCGCGAGCGCTTGCGCTGCCGCAACGAGAATAATTTTTAGGGGGCTGATCCCATTGTGCCAGCATGAAACATCGGTGCATGAGTTTTGCAACAACCTGTACACCGATTTATTCAACAGAGAATTTGATACCCGTCACTCCGACTTTGTTGATAGGAATCACAGGGAACCGGCAGAAAGCACTCTTGCTAATATGGAAGGTGATGCGCAAAAATACGCTATCCGCATGACTACCATCCAAGCCATGAGAGAGTTCGATAACATTGAGCCAGCAGACATATGGAACTCGATTCATCAAATCCATGTTCATCGGAAAAGCGGCCTAGACATCCCACCAGAAGTAATAGAAAGCGTCATCAGCGGAGAACAGAGCTGGAAGTCATCCAGCGGCCATGCCTTTGAAGAAATCGTAGCAGAATCGGGGACTGCCGCTCTGCATCCTTCTGGGATAGACATCATCCTCCAGCGAGACTTGACCGAACTCATTCAGCAAAACGAATTGCACAATGAACAGCCTGACATCGAATGGCTAAGGAAGCAAATATCTGCTGATATTTTTGATGCTTTCGCGATAACAAAAAAAGATGGAGAAACTGTTTGTTTCGGATGCATACAATGCAAAACAAGCCTTCGCGACAGAGTTACCAGAGACCGCGAGCCGTCCATAAATGCCATGAAAAAATTCTTTTGGAGCGCCCTTGTCGTTCTCAACGGAGAAACGTTGAATCATGATGAGCAAAAGTACGCCTATATGGTGAACGGTGGCAGTACGGAATTTCCTACAAATGGATGGCATGGAATGTATGTATTCTCAAACGCCCTGACATCTGGACGTATCTATCCGACAAACCTCGACATGAAAAACTTCAAGGAACACGCAATCCAAGCGGCCGAAAGATGGTGCAAGCAACGTCAATGGCTAAATGCTGACTGGAATCCGAGCGAAAAATAATCATAGAATCTTCATCCCGCAATACTCGCAAACCTCTGCGACGCAGCGGTCAAAATTCTTCTCGATGTCGCTCGACCAAAAGCGCAGCACGAGCCAGCCGAGGCCAGTCAACGCATCGTTCACGTCCTTGTCGTGCTCCACATTGCGCGAGAGATGCCGAACCCAATACTCTTTGTTCGACGCGACCTGCTCGCCCGGATGCTCCTGATGCCCGCGTGCGTGCCAGAAATCTCCGTCAACGAAAATCGCGATCTTCTGCCGCGTGAGCGCGATGTCCGGCGAGCCAGGCAACTTCTTCCAGTTCTTCCGATACCGTAAGCCGAGATGCCACAGCGCTTTGCGAAAACGCACCTCTGGCTTCGTGTCACGCGATCGGATACGGCTCATCACATAATGACGCTGCTCTTTCGTCAAGACATCCATGCGACATCACCCCGCTCAAAAAACAACCTTCTAAAAACGAACCCCGCAGCTTGCCGCTACGGGGTTTTCGTATGCCCAGATTTATTCCTTTGCCTGCTCCTCATACTCCACGCACGCCCAGCACTTCCCGTCCTTCTCCGCGAGCAGCGTCCCTTTCACCCAGCGCACCTCGAACCCAGCCGCGTGCAGCACCTCGTCGATCTCCCCGCTCGCCGACGTGGCCGCGATCGTGATGCCGAGCGCATCCGCGAGCTGGTCGATGACCGCATTATCCTTCGGGAACATCCCGCTCTCGTACCGGCTGATCGCCATCTGCTTCACGCCGATCCTCTCCGCGAGCTTTTCCTGGCTAAGCCCCAGCGCCTTGCGCCGCGTTCGGATCATCTCCGCGAAGTCATTGTGAAATTCTGACATGGCTCTCCTTATCCTCCACAATCAAATCATATCCGAGAATATCGCAAAAGACGATGAACTCATCGAGCTTCACCGTTTCATGATTGATCTTGTAAAAAAAACTCTGCTTCGTGAACGACGCGCCCGTGCGCTCGTTGTACTCCTCGCACAGCCGCGTGATCGTAAAGTCGCGCTCTGCCATCATCATTCGGAGCGTCCTTTGAATATCCCTCATGACATTCACTCCTTTATCGATTATTATACAAAAAAACAGCCAAGGTGTAAACCTTGACCGTCCATTCATCGGTTCGCCCCGCGCCGCGCACAGCGATTGCAAAAGCAGCAGACCACATCCTCATCTGGAAAGCACTCGTCCAGATACTCCGGGATGCGGCAGCGCTTCCCGTTCTTCATCTCCGCATCCATCGGGTAATTCACCTTCGACCCCGCAGCCCCCGCGAAACACGGGCGCGGCTCTTTCCGCAAGAACACATCCAGCCCCGCCGCAGCCCGACGGATCGTGCCGAGCCGCTTCGACACCGCCTGATGCGTGATGCCGTACTCCCTGCCGATCTGCTCATACGTTCTCCCGTTCGCGATCATCACGAGGATGTTCCAATTCTCCGGCGACAGCCGCTCTCTTAGCCCCCGCAGCGCCTCCATCAAATGCTCCTGCCGCTCCGCCTCCACCAGCATCTCCAGCGGATCACGCGGCATCCGCGCATAGTCCTGCGGGATCGGCTGGCTGTCCTCCTTCCACGCCAGAAAATCCAGCCGGTTCAGCGTGTTCGGCAGATCGACCAGCCCGTCATTGTAATCCTCGATCAGCTGCTTCAGATAATCAGCCACAGACCCGCACCGCCTTTCGGATCACCCCATCCTTGTACTGCGACGCCGCGAAGCGCATGAGATAGCCGACCTTGCTCCCGAAAAACTTGCAATTCAAAATCACCGAGCCATCCGGCAGCCGGCGCCTCCCCACGTCCTTCTTCCCTCGCGCCTCCTTGCCCTCGATGTAGCGGACATCCCGCGAGTAGCCCGCGAGCGTGCGCCACAGCCGCGCCCGATCTTCCGTTTCAATCGTGAGACGATAAAAATCCCCCTCATCATTGAAATCCATCAGCACCGAAACGATCAATCGCCGCTGCTCCCGAACCCGCCACGCGACACCCCGCCGAGACGATCCACCGTATGCGTGATGACATCATCCTCCATCACCGGGAAAATGCGGAACTGCGCGATCCGTGCGCCCTCGCGAATCATCACATCGCGTGTCGCGTAAACCGGCATCGCCCATTCATCCGCATCGCCGCAATAATCGCCATCGATGATTCCCACGCCGTTCGTCTGCAAAACGCCATACTTTCGGAACGTGCTGCTGCGCGGGACGAGATGCGCCTCATACCCCTTCGGCAGCTTCATCGCCACGCCGAGCGGAATCTGCGCGTAGTCCCCCGCACGCAGCTTCACATCCTCGGCCGCTTTCAGATCAATCCAATCCCCGTGCCGTTCCACCTTGCAGCCATCCTTGAAATACTTGACCTTGATAACCTTCATTGTCCAGCCTCTTTCCTATCAAAAACTACCGTGTATTATTTAGTAATACCAAGCTCTGCCGCATACGGCAGCCCCTCGATGAACGCGCAGAACGCCCGCCACTCCGAGAGCCGGTGGCTCTTGCGCTGCCAGTACATCGTTTTGAGCTGCGCGTAATTCGTCGCGCACCCCGCCGCAATGCACATCCCTTCGGGCAGATTCGCCTTCGCCCGCTGCAAATTCTCCGCGCTCGGCTCATTTGTATACGCCTCGACATACTTCATGAAAATATCGAGGATGCGCGGATCGACGAACTCATTCGCCAGCTTGCGGTACGGCAGCGTCTTCGCCTTGTGCATCGTCGATTGGCTGTCCTTCACCACAAAGCCATACGTGTCGAACTCCTGCCACCAATAGCGGGGAGCAAGCACATCGAACGACACGAAAATCTGCCGCAAGAACTTGTCATCCCCATGCCCATGCGCCGCATGGCCGAGCGTCCCGCCGAGCCTCAGCAAATCCTCGACGCCTCGCGTGTCCAAATCCATGCGCTCGTTCACGATCTCCGTCATCGGATAGCCCGCACGGATCAACGCCTCGCGCATCCCGTACACATTCACGTTAAAAACCTTCAGCATACATCCTCCAAAACGCACCCACCCTGTCCCACGGCACGCGCCGCACACCTATCTTCATTCAGCGAAAATCAAATACGCGGATCATTCGGATCGTACTCGATGCACTCCACGTCATCCAGCTCGACCTCCATCTCCCCGTTCTCGATAGCCTCCTGCGCCTGCTCGTAGGCATCTTCCTCGTCATACGCCGAGACCGTCACGCTTCCGTGAAAACTCACATCGTACACCCGCCTCACAGGAACAACGCCCCCATCATCATGCCGCACAGCAGCACGAGCACCAGCACATACGCCGCAAAGAACCCCTTTGCCAGCTTCATGTCATGCCCTGCCTCCTCCGTCAGCTTGTCCGCGAGGCGATTCATCACAATCGCCCACACGCCCATCGTGAACAGCGCACCTGCCAAAAAATCCACCATGTACATACCTCCCATCAGTCACACTTGCTCCAACCGCAATTCGAGCACGAAACGCAATGCCCTTCTGGCTTCAGCGTCGCCTTGCCGCACTCCGGACACGTCATCCCGTCCGCAATCTCCACGCGATGCTCCGTCTTCCGCATCGCATCGATGGCATCCGCGATCGCATTCGCGCACGAAAGCGACACCTGCTTGCCCTGACGGCGCAGCATCTGGCACGCCGGGCACTTATTCTCGCGCAGCTCCTCCACGATCTTGTCCACCTTGATTCCCGACCGCAAGCACAGCGAAATGAGGCGCGTGATCGTGTTGATGTTCGCCTGGCAGCCGCCAGACGCATTCGTGAACACCTCGAAGATGTCCCCCGACTCCGCACGATTCACCGTCACATACATCGACGGCACGCACGACGACGACTCTTTGAACGTCGCGCCCTTCACGCACTCCGTCTCGCGCCGCTTCGCCGGCACAATCGTGTTGTACGCAGGCGTCTCCGTCCCCTTCTCCTTCGTCACGCCGAGGATATTGCCGCGCTTGCAGCCGTCGCGAAACACCGTCACGCCCTTCAGCCCCTGCTGCCACGCCGTCAGATAAATGTCGAAAATCTCCTCCGGTGTTGCGCTGTGCGGCAGATTGATCGTCGAACTGATCGCGCAATCCACATAATCCTGCATCACCGACTGCATCGCGATCCGCTCCAACGGCGCGACCTCGTGCGATTCCATCACGAACTGGAAACGACGCTTGATCTCCTCCGTCGTCAGCTCCCCCAGATGATGATGCGCCAGCAAATCTCGCACGCCGCGAGCATACACGCGGAACGTCTTGCCCGCATCCTCCGTGCTGTGCGTCGTGCGCTCATAGCACACCTGATACATCGGCTCGACGCCACCCGTGAAGCCACCGGCGAACAGAGAAATCGAACCCGTCGGCGCGACCGACAGCAGCGAACCATTCCGCAGCCCGTACCGCTGGATTTTCTCATACAGCGGCTCGCCTTGGAACATCTGCACCAGCGGCGACCGCTTCGTCGCCTCCCAGCGATATTTGCCGAACGTCCCGCGCACCTTTGCCAGCTCCGCGCTCGTATCAAGCGCCGTCACCAGCATCGTCTCCATGATGTCCGACACGATGCCCCGCGCCTCCGGCGAACCATAGCGCACGCCGAGCGCCACCAGCGCATCCGCGAGGCCAAACACACCGAGGCCGATGCTGCGCCAATCCGTGATGCATTGCCGGTTCAGGTCGAGCGGCTGCATATCGAACCCATAGTCCAGAATCTCATCCAGCATTCGCACCGCCGTGCGCGTCACCGTCTTCAGCTTCTCGAAATCGACGTGCGCCGTCGCCGTGAACTTGTCCGCGACCACGTTGTAGAGATTCACCGAGCCAAGATTGCACGAGTTCCCGCCATTGCCGGGGTACTCCGCGCACGGATTCGTGATGTCGATCTGATAGTCCTCGTACCCAGACAAAAGGTTGAACCCACGGATGCGGTCGATGAACAGCGCCCCAGGATCGCCATAGTCCCATTGCGTCCTGCAAAACTCCTCGAAGAATTTCCGCGCATCGATCACCTTTTCGATGTGCTCATCCTCCGTATCGAAATGCAGCGTGAACGGCTGGCCGTCACGCACCGCCTCCATGAACGCATCCGTGAACTTGATCGAAATATTCATCGACGCGAGCTTCTTGTTCTTCTGCTTGATCCGCAAGAACTCCTCGATGTCCGGATGCGAGCAATCCAGCCCCACCATCAGCGCGGCACGGCGGCCCTTCTGCCCGATTGTGCCGCCGGTCACATCAAAGATATTCAGGAAACTCACCGCGCCCGTCGAGGTCAACGCGCTATTATTCACCCGCGCCCCCTTCGGACGCAGCTGCGAGATGTCGATGCCGCAGCCCCCGCCATAGCTCGAAATGCGGGCGATGCGCTTCGCCGTCTCGAAAATTTCCTCGATGCTGTCGCCCGGCGTCGGCAAAATGTAGCAATTCGACATCGACACCTTGCGCTTCCCCTTGCACCCCGCGCCATACAGCGTGCGGCCCGCCGGCAGGAAGTCGCCATTCCGCAGCACCTCGCGAGCCGCACCGCGCAGCTCATCGCTGAAAATTCCCACGACACGAGGAATCAAATCCTGCGGCCCCTCGCCCTCATGCAGATACTTCTTCTGCATGATTCCGCGAGAAATCTCATTGTCATACCAATGTTCCAACCGATCACCCCTCATACATCCACACATCCGACACCTCGTCGAACGGCCTCACGACCACATCCACGCCCGCGTGCTCGCGATCCACGTCATAGTCGATGTACCGCAGCAGCGCCTTGCAATCATCCGCATATACCCCCGCGTGCTCCAGCGCATCCGCGAGTGCTTTCGACAGATTGTTCGTATCACGGCGGCGGCGATCCGGCCAATGCGTATTGACCTCCACGACCACCTTGCAGTCCGTCATCGTCCACCCCTGCCGCTCGATCTCCGCACGGATGATCGCCTCGGCCACCGCGAACCACGCCTTGCCCTTCGCCGTCCGCACCCGCTTCCCGAACTTCGTCGTGAAATACAGGCTGTTCACCGACGGCACCGGCGGCAGCTTCACGCGCAAGCATTCAGCCGTCAAGCAGCGCTTCCTCCAGCAAGAACTTCAAATCCCCCGCGAACGTCTTGCGCCGTTCGTTCTCCGAGAGATTCGCATCGTCGTACAAAATATCCGCCAGCAGCTGCGCCTCCTCCACCGAAAGAACCACGCGAATCTCGCGCTCTTTCGGCTTCGTCGCTACGATTTTCAAATACGCATCATCCTTTCAATCCTTCCGAGGGTCAATGACCTCTCCATTTCTGGCTCGCACCAGCCACTCGTGATAACGCTCAAACTTCACACGATCCTTCTCTGCGGATTCCCCATCCTTATGCCCGGCACGATACCCGTACTTGATGCAGTTGCCCGCGAGGAATCCGCAGAACGCCTCCTGCGACAACACCGCCTGCATGATCTCGATGGGCTGGATCGCTCCTTGATAGTGCTCCGCAAAATATCGATCTGCCTCTTTTGTGGAGCACTCCGCGCACGGCTCGCTCGCCGGCATCGTCGGCGGCGGGTATCGCTTCATCATTTCCTCAATCGTCAACTCGTCGGCATCTCCTTGTTGTGATCCCCGCAGCGATGCGTCTGGTAAAAATCGCAGAACACATTCACGGGACACCAATCCGCGCACTTGCGATTCGGGTACGTCTTCGCCGAATCCCATCTGTCACGCTTGCTGCATGGCGGCGGCACAACTCCCGAATCCAGCGCACGCATCAGCGCATCATACTTCGCTTTCATGTACGTCCGTACCCAATGCAGCGAGATAAAATGGATCGGCACGATGTACCCCGGCTGCGTGATGCCATACCGCTTCGCCGTCGCATCCACGCCACCGCGCACAAACATATTCACGTTGATGTTTTTCACATGAAGATGGTGCTGCTCCATCAGATAGCGATAATAATTGAGCTGGATCGCAATCTCCCGCACATCCCGCACGCCACCCGGCGCGAACACCTGCTCCCACTTCTCCTCGCCCTTGTGCTTGCCCCGCGTGATGATGCGCCGTTCCCAATGCGGCGCATACCCCAGCGCCTTGGCGATGCGGAACGCCCCGAAGAACTTCCAATCCCACAGCGTCTGCGTCTTGCAATCATACGCATCGAACTGCCCGCTCGTGATGTCATCCTCCAGACGCACCTCCGCGAGCCAGCCCTTCGGCTGCGCCTCCTCGAACGCCTTGTGGCTGTTCGTCCCGATCATCGCCGCGATGCCACCCATCGGATCAATCGCGTAATCATGCACGATCTCCAGATACGCCGGCCGCGTCGGCTTGATGAGCTGCGTCACGCTCGGCTTCCCGAACCAATGCCGCGTCGCCCCAGCCGCAGCCATAAGCGCCGGCAAGCTCATGCACCGATGATCGCACCCTTTCAAGCACTCCTCGAACGGCACAACCTTCCCGTCATAACAGCGAAAACTCGTTGCTGGCATTTGCCCCTCCTTTATGAATCTTAGAGTATACAAAATGTTTCATACATGAAACACTCACATCATAAAATGATTCTTCGTCGCCTCCACGATGCTCTGGATGACGAAATCAGCACACGGCTGCGCCATGCCATTTCCGATTGCCTTGTAGCGGCGCGTGTCCGGCGCGGGCTTCCCGTGAAATTCGATGTTCGTCCATCCATCCGGATAACCTTGCAGACGCTCGCACTCCAGCGGTGTCAAGCGGCGAACCGTATGGCTCTGCATTTGCAGCTTGTCCAAATCCTGATTCCCGATGCCCTTGTAATCGCGGGCGCACAACGAGCCGACCACCTGCCGCACCAGCGGCGTATTGTTCTGGCCCGCGCCCATCTTCGTCGAGACCGTCGTCATCACATCGATTGGCCCCTTCACACGGCTGTCCATCGGATGATGCTCATAGACCTCCTCCGCACACGGAGCGACCGCGTGCCTGTCCATCGTATTCAACGTGTAGCTGATCCCCTCCTGAAAACCATTGCCATGCCCGCCGTTCATCCCGTGCCGGCTGATGATATTCCCCGCAATCGAATACACGCTCATACGCCATCCCCGCATTGCAGCACCGACGTTTTCCCATCCGTCGCCAACGTCGGCGACTGCTCTGGCGTATACCCGATGCCTCCCGCCGCAGCAGAGTTCTTCATCAAGAATCCTGCGCTTGCCGTTCGAGCGCCGCTTTCAGCTCCGCCGGCAGCGTCTTCCCTCGCTCCTCCGCACGCCGCAGGATGCCCCTGCACGCCCTCGCACTCAAAAAGTATTTCGCCGGCACATCGGCCATCGGCTGCAAAATCTGCGACAAGGAAGATTCTCTTGCGACGCTGGGGGACTCCCCAAAATTGAGCATCCAGCTGCCGCCACGCGATCTCGCAGCGGTCGCATTCGACCAGCCCGGCGTGCGCCCATCGCCCGCCGTCAGGCATTGGAAGCTCGGCCGCTCCGATCGCTTCGAGCACAGCCTTAAAGTCCAGCCCTTTGTTGGAACTGAAAGCGCCTGGCACATTCTCCCAGACGACAAAGCGCGGGTATCTTCCGCCGGTCGCATCTCGCATTTCGTTGACAATCCTTATCCCCTCCATAAACAAACCGCTGCGTTCCCCGTCGAGGCCCGCACGCCGTCCCGCGATGCTCAAATCTTGGCACGGAGACCCCATCGTGATAATATCGACCGGCTCGATCTCCGCGCCGTCGATCGCACAGATGTCGCCGAGCTGCGCCATCTCCGGGAAATGCACCTCCGTCACCGCCGACGGAAACTCATCCACCTCCGATGCCCAGACCGGCACGACCGCGCCGCTATGCAACGCAGCCATCGGCCAGCCGCCGACCCCATCAAAAAGACTCCCTAACTTCAGCATTCCATTCCTCCCAGCCCGTTCTCCGCGACCTTCTCCATCAGCCGCGAAGACTTCGGATCATACACGAGCGTAAAAATCTCGTTCTCATTACGCCGTTCACGCGCTTTCACGATCTTCAACATCGTGTCGTACTTGTACTTCTCCCGGTCAATCGGCGAAAGCGTCGAATCCAGCGCCTTGCGCCAGATCAAGAACACATAATCGCCGCTATCGCCAATAGCCCCAGACCCGCGCAAATCCTTTTGCTCCGGCTCATGCCACTTGCCGCTGCCATCCTTCCCCTGCCCAGCCTTTGAGAGCTGGGAAAGTACAACGAACAGCACATTGAACTCCTTCGCGAAATCCTTTGTCCTTTCAGCAACGAGTTCTTCGTCCCCAATCGTATCTCTCCCCCGCATCTTCTGGAAATAATCAATCGCCACGATCTCCACCGGCTTCACGCGGGCATTCATCAGCCGCACATACTCGGCCATCGCATCGAGCGACAGCCCCGGCTTGTCCACGATATAGAGCTGCTGGTCGAGCTTGTCCTTGATGAGACTGTACGTCTCCGCGTGCTCGTGGATGTACGACGGCACATCATACCGCCGTATCTGGCAGATTTTCGCAATGAGGATTTTGATGATGTCCTCCTTCGGCATCTCCAAGCTGAAAAACAACACCGTCTTCCGCAGCTTCACCGTCCAGTAAAGAATCCACTCCAGCAGATTCTCCGTCTTGCCGCTGTTCGAGGCCGCTCCGAGGATCACCACATTCTTCTTCTTGAACTTCGCTGCCGCATCGATGTGCGGATAGCCCACGCCGAAATACTCCTCATCTTTGAGGGCTTCCAGCGCAGCATACGAATCCGTCGCCGACGCGATGTCCTTCAGCCGCTCCTCGCTCGTGTCCTCTTGGATCGCCAGCAGCTCGCGCACGACCTCGATGCCGCGCCCCCAGACCTGCGCCAAATACTCCGCGATGTCCGCTCGCGTCAGCGGATTACTGACCGTCCGCACGAACTCCACGATATTGCGCTCCTGCACCTCGCGATCCTCGGCCTCGTCGATGATCTGCTTCGCGACGTAAAAATCCAGCGACTCATAGGAGCAATCCTTCGCGATGTCCTTGCCCGCCACCAGCATATCGTTGAAATCCTTGCACCCCTCCGGGATGCGGGCCACCTTCACGACCACCTTCGGCGCGAACCGCTGGAACAAATCGCGAGCGCGGCGCACGAACTTCGATGCCTTGCCGTCATTATCCGGGCAGAGTACGACCTTGCTGTTCTCAACTGGCCGCAGGATTTCTTTGATAAGTTCGACGTGCTTCCGCGTCACCGAGATACCGCAGTACGCTACGGCGCACAACCCTTGCTGCACCGCAGACATACAGTCGAACGCCCCCTCCGCGAGCAGCAACGTCTTCGTCTCCCGCAGATGCTTCTGCGCCTGCGGCAATCCAAACAGGAACTCCCCCTTCACGAAAAGCCCCTTCACATTCTTCGAGTTCTTGTACTTCGGCTTCCCCTCGAAATACCGGTACAAGAACGCGACCGGCCGCTTCCATGCGTCATACATAGGGATCGCCAGCGCTTTGAGCTTCGGCGAATAGCCTAAACCATACGCCGCAATCGTCTCATCCGTCAGCCCGCGCTTGTGCAGGTACTCCGCGACCGTCGGCAGCTCCCGCTGCATCCCGCGCACCCACGCCGCATTCTTCTGCGTGATCGTGCAATGCTCGCGATAATCATCATCCTCCTCAATCGTCAGGCCGAAATCCTCGCACAGCGTATGCACCGCCGCATCGAACGTGCAGCCGTCGCGCTGCATGACGAGATCGATGATGTTGCCATGTGCTCCGCACGCAAAGCAGTAAAAGCGATTCGTGTCCGAAAAAAACGCCAGGGACTGCGGGTTGTCGCCTCCATGCAAAAAGCACCGGCAGCGGTACGTCCCATCCGAACACGCCCGCGCCTCGCTGACATACTCGACAATCGACTTCGAGAGGATCGTGTCGATGACGCTCATGCCATGCCCCCGCGCCGATGCGCCGCCTCCCGCACCGCCAGCACCTGCGCCAGATACCGGCGGAAATCCTCGGCACGTTCCTGGTCGAGCCCGCCGAACGCATCGCTCGGATAAAACTCCTCGATGTCATGCAGCATATTCGAGATTTCCCAATCCTCGAAACTATTGACATGGAGCTTGATGTAGTCCGACACAAGGCCGAGCGCATAGCTATGACGCGGCAGCGCGTAGCGCAAAGCGAACACCAGAATCGTCCGCGAATCCTTCGACAACATGAAAATCAGCCTCCCTGTGCTTCCGTCTCCCCGATCTCGAACGCCTCGACCTCCGTCTCGACCTCGAAATATCCATCCGCGATCTCCTCGCCGAAGCGATCCTTCGCGAGACTATCGAAATACGCAGCGAACCGCTCCGTGAATCCCTCGCGATCCTTGCGGAAACGTTCGAGGATGCCCTTGTCCTCCTCCGTGTCCGCCGCATCCGTCTGCGCGTCGTGGATATGGACGCGCACGATCACATCCGCATCAACCCGCATCCTGCGCTGCCTCCCGCTGCGCCTTGCGATGTCGGCGATGCGCCTCCATCTCGCGCCGCGCTTTCTCCTCCACGCGCTTCATCTGCTCCCGATGATGATTCGGATTCATCGACGGCAGCTCGCGGGACACGCCGAGACCACGGCGGTCATTCATCTGCTGCGCGAACCGCTCGATCTGGCGCTTCGTCGCCAGCGGATTCTTTTCTTCCATAAAGCCATCCTTTCGACACCATTACACATGTATACATGTACGCCATTACACCATTATACCGTTATACATGTATACCATTACACCTGTGCGTTCTTCTCCGCATGAGCATAGCCCTTCTGCGCCGCCGCATCCGCGACCACCGCATCCTCATACGCATCATACCGTCCCACATACTCGTGCGACTTGATCCCCACATCCACGCGCCACTTCTGACGCTCGCTGTCCCAACGAACCATCCTTCACCACTCCTTCAAAAGCGCGAGATAATCCTCGACCTTCGTCTCCTCGACCGCCGTCACGCGCTGCTCCTGATTCCACTTCGGGGCCTCGTAAAACATCGCTTTCATCGTCAGCCCCTCGTCCTTCCCGTGCGCCAACAAGAACTCATGAAACAGATTCAGCACCGTCCCATCGAGCCGCTGGAAGAACCGATACACACGGAAGAACTGCTGCGTCAGCTTCCCGCCGGCGAACGGGCTGCACCCGATCACCTCCAGATACTGCATCGCCAGCAAATACGGCCGATTCCCGCCATGCTCCCACGTTTTCCGCATTTGTTCTCCTCTCACCATCCCATATCCAACTCCCGCAACGCGCCCGCAGACGCGCTGTGCGCCCCGTAGACGCCCCTCCGCTGCTCCACGCGAGTAAAACATCACGCAGGCCGTTCCAAAGCCCTTAGAGGGCGTCGGCGTTTCTTCAAAACATCCTATGTTGCTCCTGTGAAACACGCAGGGCAGACTTCTCCCATCCGCACGGAGACGTCGGGCCATCCCGTGCAAACATTCGACCGCGCATCCGTCAATCCATCATCCAGCAACCGATCAGATCGGCACTTCCTCGTCGTACGCCGCGCTCATCGGCTCGGCATCGTCATCGACCAGCGTATAGCCGAAGCCGCTCGGATCGCCGTCCGCGCCGTTGTACTCCACGAGCTTCTTCACCATGACCTCGTTCAGATAGAAGTTCAGGCCGTTCGAGTTCGCCGCCGACCAGAACGCGCCCGGCATGAACTGAACCGTAGCCTCCGAGCCGTTGCCGATGCTCTTGTCCCTGCCGAGCTTCTTGCACGTGGCCGTGTCGCCGATCGCGACGAAGACCGGAAGGAACTTCTGCACCTCCTCGCCCGTCGAACGCTTCTTGTAGAACGCCGCCGTGCGGAACTTGAACAAGAGCTTGCCGGACTTGTCCGTGTAGTACGGCATATACGGCTCGCGCATCCACGTCTTGCCCTCGAACTCCTTCATGCCCTTCGCCTTGGCGAGCAGATCGTCGCAGAGCTTCTTCATCTTCGCTTCCGTCTCCGGCTCGAAATGCAGCGCGATCTGGTACGTCAGCTTCCCGTTGTTGTCATCGACCTCGCTGTTCACCTTCGCCCAGTACGCCACGCCGCACGGCGACACCATGTTCTTCTCGGCCAGCATTTTGTTGATGTTCATCGACATCCTCCTTTGTGTAGTAGAAACATAACATCTATTATTTAACGATACAAGTATTGATTCTATGAAACACCTGTGTTATACTAAACACAGCGGGTGTTTCACGGAATGTGCTTGTGTTGTTCTAAATATACACCTGTTTCACGCAGGAGTCAAGCGTTTCTGCAAAAAATTTTTCTAGGAGGCAAATGAATGAATCGATTCAAGCAATTACGGATAGCGAAAGGGATCGACAGCCAGCGGGAACTTGCAGACATCATCTCGAAACAATTCGGCATTCCGATGGGCTTCGCCACGATCTCGCGTCTGGAATCCGGCGAGAACGACAACCCGAAATACAAGACCATCGCTGCCCTCGCGAAGTTCTTCAACGTGTCCGTCGAATACCTCATGGGCGATTCCGACGATCCGCACGGAGACGGCCGTCGCCCGAAGGACGAACTCGCGCAGCAGCAAGCCAAGAACGAGCTTCCGCCGGAAGCGCAACTCGCCATCGATGCGTTCTACGAGAAAATGAAATCGCTCTATGCGGACAAAAATAACTGACCCCACAAAACCAAAACGAGCGGCAAGCCTCATCATCACAGGCCTGCCGCTCGTTCTTTTTCGTTACGCGCCCGCGTGCTCCTCCATGCACGACGCGCTATTCAAAAGCAGACCGCAGACAACCGCCATGAGAAACGATGCTTCCTCATAGGATTCTCCCGTCTTGCCGTATTGTGCAAGTGCGTACTCGATTTGCTGCATCCCTTTCAGGCAGATGCAGAGGTGTTCACGGTCAGTCGGCATATACCACACTCCCATCGGGGTTGAATAGAGAAAAACAACATCTATGAAACAGGTGACTCTCTGAAACATCGACCTGTTTCTTAAAGTATAACTGTACCATCGTTGGATGTCAAACCGCTCGTTATTGTTTCGCAGTATTCTTGCGTCGTATTCCGTATCAATGTTGCAACGATTTTGCTGCATCCGCAGAGGATCAGAGAAGTTCACAAATAATCTCGATTTTTATTTTTTAATCTTTTTGAGTGTCTAGGAGTATCTAGGAGTAACTAGGAGGTTCTTTTTAATCAAAAAGTCAAGTACATAAAAATCCAGATTTTTGCCTGTTGTACGACGAAATCAGAAAAACTTTCATCAAAAATTTATCTGTCAGTCGATAGACTGTTGCACGTCCCGCGAAAGCGCCTGCAAGATTTCCCCCAGCACGAATGACGCTTCGTCGTGCGACTCGTTGAAATCAGCCAGCGCGACGTTGATTTGAGACAGGCCCTTCAGCCATACGGCAAGTTGCTCTTTGGACGAGACCACGATGATCGAACTCCCTTCGATTTCCGAAATAGACATCACTTCATCCGGGGTAGGATAGCGATTTCCTTGATTGCTTACAATTATACGCCCGCGTTTTTGGGCTGTCAAACGCATTTCCGACTTTTGAAAAAAGTACACAAGATGTGGATAAGTCTGTGCATAACTTGTGTAAAACTTAAACCTTGTCCACAGGCCCGCGTCCGACGGAATCCGCCGTCAAAAAAAGCCCGTGATCCGTCACAGGCGTCCTCGTGTTTCGTTATGAAATTCTTGCTTCGTCGCGAACTCCGCAGCCGCACGTTGCGAAAACTCGGCGCGTCGCGTAGGTTATCCACAATCCGTCCACAGCTCCGCGCACAGGGTTATCCACAGGCTCGCGCTCGCGGGGTTCTGGGTGCGTGCGGACTCGCCCCTTCCTGCCTCCGAAGCGACTGCCGCATCCTCCGATCCTTCCCGGCACTCTGGGTCTTGGAAAGACCTTCCTTCTCCTTGGAAATCCTACGTATCTAGTTACTACTCTCTCACTAGGTACTCGTTACTACCTCTCTCGTCCGAAGGTGCTTCGGTTCACGCTCATGCCGTTGTCGTACAGGCATTCACGAAATCCTTCTCTTTTTCAGCAGAAACGGGCTTGACAACGAGGGAGAATCCTGAAAAGCTGTTAGGGAGGTTTGGAGCTTTGGAGACACGTCTCCCCGAGACGCGGCGAAAAAGGCGGACTTTCTCGTCGTATCTCGGGGAGAGCGTTGATCGCGAATCCTGAGCTGCCAGTGCAGGCCCATCGCCCCATCAACCCACCAGCTACGCCAATACATCGTCATCGGCTGCCTAGCTCTCCGCAGCCTCGTGATGCCTCCCAGCGCCCGCAGGTGTTCCGCAGGTGCTTCGAGCTACATCGCCACAACCCAGACCGTTATTTCTCCTGGCCGTCTTCGCCCCAGAGGAAACGCGGAAAGCTGGTGGTTGAAACGCGCTTGTCGGCAGGTGGCTGATCCCGTCTATCCTCACCCGATTTTTACTCGTCGGACTAAACCGAGGCCGTTTTTTTGGCGCGTTCTCCGGCGAAACCGCGCACTAATCAAGGCTTGACGGGGCGTTCGATTTTTTATATAATATGTCTAGCAATAGTTATCGAACTTATCGAACTGCATCGTCAAGTCTCGGTAGAAATTCACCTCGGCAGCAGCCGGGGAATTTTTTTTGTCCGTATTCTGCCCGCCGCCACGGTGGGCTTTCTTTATGCCTAAAATCATAGCACGGAGAGGGAGCAACCGTCAAGGCCAGAAGAAACAATTTTTTTCTACACCGAGAATCCCTTGATTTTCTTATGGTTTCCGCAATCGAGAACACCATTACACCTGTATACCTGTGTACCTGTATAATGGTGTAATGGTTTGACGTTATACAGGTACAATGGTATAATGGTGTACAGGTACACAGGTGTAAGGAGGCCGAAAACATGGTAACTATCACGGTTGGCAACAAAAAAGGCGGCGTTGGTAAAACAACGACCGCGTACCACATTGCCGCAGAACTTCAGAAAATCAAAATTAGTCGGCGAAGGACATACAGGGTTTTGGTGCTCGACCTCGATGGACAATGCAACTTGTCGCGTGTCGCTGGAGTCAATGAGGACGGCCCTACGGCGCATAGCGTGATGATGCGCGAAGTGCCATTGAAAAATGCGATCATCCATCTTGAATGGTTCGACCTCGTGCAAGGTTCGCCGGCGATGAACACGATCAGCAAGTCGCTCCCGGAGAGTATCGGCAGGTATATGAGGATCAATGAAGCACTCTCGGCGGTGAAGGACGATTATGACTTCTGCGTGATCGACACTCCGCCGGCCATCGATGTCGTGACGACGAACGCGCTGCTCGCGTCTGACTATATCATCATCCCCGCCGAGGCAAATGAGCTTTCGACGGACGGCATTGCTGCCATCTACGCAAGCATCATGGATGCCAAGCAGCACTTCAACCCCGATCTGAAAATCGCGGGCATTCTGCTGACGCGCTTCAAGAAACAAACAACTCTGGCAAGGAACTATCAAGCAATTTTCGAGAAATTGGCAAAAGCCATGAAGACGAAAGTTTTCAAGACACCAATCCGCGAAAACATCAACCTTTCCGAAGTTGCATCGTATCATATGCCGGTCTTCTCGCTGCGCCCTGACTCGCCGGGCGCGGAAGACTACGATGCCGTCACGAAGGAACTGCTGGCAGACATCAAGGCAGATGGGAAATTACCTCCAGAAGAATCTGGGGACATGACGACGGAAAAGGAGGACGAGACGCATGGCGCTTGACAAGACGAAACTCCTGCACACCAACGAATCCGACCTGATGCGCCTCATCAACAGCACGAACGAGCGCGTCGCAAAATCGGAAGCGGCGAAAGTCCAAGCGGCGGGCTCGCCTCTGAAATCATCGCAGAAAAAGCAGCCCGACCCGAAAGCCAAAAACAAACGCATCACGCTCTACATGACGCAGGATCAGTACGACACCATCAAAGAATACGCCTACCGCAAGCGCGTAAAGATCAACCAGTTCATCCTCGACAAAGTAATGAACCACCTCGGCCAGCTCCCGAAACTCCGCGACTCCTTCAACGAAACCGAAGAAGCAGCCGAGCCGACCGACAAATAAAAATCATCCCCCGATGCAGCCGTAATCGGGGGATTTTTCATAGATAAGGTAATACCCATACCAAAAATATAAAGTAATACTATTAAAAGAATCGCAATTTGCCGTACTATAGACAAGCCTCGGAAGCATCTTTCATCGGACGACCGCGCGGCCGTTTGGGCTTCGTGATGACATCCTG